AGATTATCTCCCGGTATTGAAGAACCTCCGTTAATGATTATAACTTGAAATGCTGCTGTACCTATTGCTGTCCCGCCATTAACAGTAAGTGAAACCCTAGCCCGTCCATCGTAATGATCCGCTATTCTATTTGGTGGACTTACAGAATTATCCGTAAATGCAGGGGAAGAATGGTCACCCCAATAGTGGAGTATCTGCCCGTTTTCAAATTCAATAGCCGCATAAGGTTCGCCATTAAAAAAATCTACTGACAAAACTTCAGCCATCGCATATGCACCACTAGTGGGAGGTTGTCCAAACTGATGCTCCATTCTGTAATAACTTAGGGAAGGTGGTTGAGTTGATAAATCAGGCGTAGGAGCAGAGCCAAAAACAAAAACACGCCCCCCTCCGGCAGCCAACCCGTGAGTACCTTTTCCTGTTAAATCTGCCCAAAGTTTAAAAGCTTTTCGCTTCTCTATTTCCCCACCTCTTGTAATGTGGGCGTTAGTTAATCCGGCAGTTCCACTTGCATCCAATCCATAGAGACTACCCGGTACGCTAGTGACAGCAGTCCTTCTAGTATCTATTCCAGATTTGAAGTCTTCTACGAGAACGTATGGCATCTATGTCCTTGGTATTGGTAGTGGTCCACGGGCAGTATACCCTTCATCTTCACCCCCGCCTATTACAACCGAACTAGTCTTAGACAATCTTGCCCGTAGTCGTTGGTAATGAGCGGCAGCTTGTCCTGCCTTTGCTTTAGCATCAGGAGATTTTTGTCGTGTTAAAATTTCGCTGGCAGCGAAAAGTACGATTAATTGATCATCAAGGTCAGCAGTATCTGAGAGTGATACAAACCTAGAAAGATTGCCTGTTCCCTCTAGTCGAAGCAACCCTTCACCTGTAGTGGTGTTAGCATTATCACTTGGGATAGGCCAGACTTCTATTTGTGAAATTCCATATGCTTCATACCTTTCAACAGGCCAAGTTCTAATTCCCCTATCTGAATCATGTATTGAATAATCATCGGCAGAAATACCATACTCTAAGTGTTCCCAAGTACCGCCGTATTTAAGCGAAGCTTTTTGTATTCTCTCAAGAGTTAATCCAGAAGGAACATCGTAATATCTTGAACCCGCTTGCATGGCTATATCCTTTTTAACTTGCAGAAAAGGCCATGCAAAATCCTCCCACAACCTCTTCTGAACACGGGTCAGGAGATTGATCATCATCTCCTGTGTCCCTTTCCCCATAGAAGCAGAGATAGCGTGTCCCGACTCACTTCTCAGGTCATTAAGTAATACTTGGAGTGTGACATTTCTTGCCATATCTTAATCCTTTTTCTTTTTAGCCCCGCCCTCACCAATTGGTGCGGCTCCTTTTTCAAACAAATTAGTATCTAATTTTAATTGTTTAATGTCAGTTGGAAGATCACCGTAAGTCCCATAGATTGCTGACACTTTTTCTGGTCCATAAATTGAAGATAAACGATTGCGTTCATCATCTGAATCAAAATCTTCTTTGCTATACATAGCAATTTCAGTTACTGAGCCAATCCCATGAACATATATCAAGACTGCAATCTCAGGAACTGTAACACCTAATTTTTGATTAATACTTCCTAACTCACCATTCAGAGCCACATTAACCCGATAAGTAGTATTCATTTTTATACCTTATTAAAGTTAAAGGGTGGCCCGTAAGCCACCCTATTATTTATCTACGCAATTTCGTAGACACCGTGACAGTTCAACTGCGAAGCGCATAATACGGCTGTAGTTGTGATCGCTTTATAGAACACATACTTAGTCGCAAGTCTTGCAGGAGAATGTTTCTTCATCTTCTCCCCATCCATGTATGAAAGATACATTTTGGAAGGATCAATAATGTAACAGCGTTTATCTGGGTTTTTCCCAGATACGGTTAAATCATCTAGTGCAGGGTCATACTGAAACCTAATTCCCTGATAAGAGATTTCACCCATACTGATGTCCTGTTTACCAGAAAAACCAGTTTGGGAGTAATTACCACTGTTCCGTAATTCAGTTGCAAGTCTATCTAAAAACAGACTTCCGCAAACCGCAATAGACGGTTTACCACCAAATTTTCTCAACTGACGTATTTCGGAATGGAGTTTAGTAATTAACTCATTCCCAGTAGCAGTTGTAGCAATCGCCAGTGAATATCTGTTTTGCCACCATGTATTTGTGACAGTTGATAATCCACCAACGGTTGACCCGGATGCAGCAGGGTTATCCTTAATGATTGCACGGATACCCGCTAATGCTTTTGCATCACCAGTTCCATCACCATAAAGGAGAGTATTCATCCCTCTTGCGTAACCTTCTGCCATATCCTCCAACTTATCGTCAAGAAGATTTACCAGAACAGTTTTATCCCGGCCAGATAGTTTCTTAGCCGAATCACCGGGGACGGCAGAATCAGTGATGCTGATCCCGTCATTTTTAAGTTCCGTGAACGTAACTTGAATACCCGCATGATGCTCTTTCCAAGGGTATGAAGCCCGGTTAATGTTAGCAGGGTTATCATAGTTGACAGTATCATCGGCGTTATAGCCCGCAACTGAAGTTGTATATACCCCCTTAACAGCTAAATCGACTGCCGATTTTCCTCCCGGGAACGATTTTGCTGATTTATCCATTGCCGCAAAAAGCGGTTTTTCTGCAATTGTTTGACTCATCACGTTGCCACGATTGATGTAATAATCAAGGGCAGCGTTGCTGATGTTCGTCAATTCTGCGCTACTTAAAGCCATATGTTTCCTTTACTTAATTATGTCTGAGATTCGCTAACCATTCTCATAAGCCATAGTAATTGCTTCGCTAAGACTTTTCGGTTCAGTTATCGGTGTCCCAGAGAGTTTACCACCTGTGACCGTCTTTAACTGCGTTGGTTGAGGTTGTCTAGACTTAAATCTTTCATTAATAGCTTGATATGCATCTTCTACAAGATTCATCATCTCTGCTTGTGATTTAGGCCGTCCACGCTCACTAACTAAAGCAGCAACACGATCATTAAATTCTGGTTGTTTGAGACTGAAGTCTGGGTCTTTCCCTAGAGTTGCTTCCCCCCAAGATTGAAGGCTTTCGCCCCATCTTTGGGATTCCAAATGATCACGCTCATTTTGACTGCGAGCAAAGTCTTGCTTACGCAAGTGCTGCTCTCTTGCCAAATTTGCCCGTGCTTGGCTCAACTCTTTAGCCGCATCCTCATCTAGAAAACCATCATCCACTTTACTTTGGATGTCTTCTGGCAAAACTCTCCCAGTGATTTGGGAAACATTATTCAGATGTTTAGTCAACATTTCGTGGGCAGAATTTGGATTATTCCTAATCGCTGCCATCAGTTTGAATCCTTCAACTGCTTCTTTAGAAGTTAAATTATTCCTACCAATAAAATCAGTAATCTTTGAATACTGTTCTGAATCGTCTTTCAGTTTTGCAGTTAGGTCTTTTAGCTCGTTTTTTTCGGCAACGAGTTTCCGAAACCGTGGATGCTTATTAAATGGAACGTCCTTAAATTCTTCTAAAGATACTTCTTCAGAAGCTTCAATTGGTTCATTGACTTCTGTCTCTTCAGAAGTTTCTGCTTCTTCAACAGGTTCATCTGGTGGTTGATATGCATCTTGTATAACATCCGCTAATGTTTCTGTTGTTTCCGCTTCTACTTCCGGGGCATCTGACGATGATGCGTTGTCTTCCGCAACTACAGATTCTTCTGTGGTGGTAGACTCGTCTACTTGTACTTCTTCGGATACGGGGGACGATTCCGTTTCCTGTGACTCTTCAGCCATATACGTCCTTTGGTTAATTGTTAAACATTAATTCCCATTTGAGGTGGCGGACCACCTACAGCGGGACTTGGGCGGGGGGCATTATTGCCCCCTTGCCCACCTTGCGCTTCAGAGGGGTTACCCCCTCTGGACTGTGCTTGTGCCTTTGCTCCTTGCATCATATTTTGTGCAACGATACTTGGTAGTTTTTCAACTAATGCTCCTGTTAAATCTAGCTTATCATCTAATCTTTTCAGTAATTCTTTCCCAAGGAAGGTTGGGTCAATTCCCGGTATCTGTATTAGGAATGGTATAATTCTCTCTATGTTTTGTAATTCCGCAGCTTTATTGGGTTTGCCTGTTGATCCTGCTTCTATTTGTAAGTAAATTTCGTTTAAAATATCTTCCTTTTTAAACTCAGGCCAAACTGCACCCGGGCCACAAATTGCTATTACTTCATCTTTACTCATTTCCATTAAGAGGACTTGACCAGCTGCTCTTGTAATCTCTGACATAAATGAATCCAAATCATCTACGTTTGCCCCAATTGCCGACATTCGACTTGATTCTGCGATAGAAGTTTCAGTCGCAGTGCCTTTAGATACTTGACCAAAGTTTGCTTCTTGCTGCCCAACTACTAATTGGACATCA